AGGTAACAAGAAACTTAGCATTGACAGATAACATTGCATTCCCTTGGTTCGCGGCGGCGGGTTACACTCGTGGTATTGTTAACTGTATCAAAGCTCGTAAGAAGTTAACTCAAGAAGATAGAGACATCCTTTATGTAGGTAGAATTAACCCAATTGCGACCTTCTCTGATGTAGGTACAGTAATTTGGGGTAACAAAACTCTACAAGTAAGAGAATCGGCTCTTGACAGAATCAACGTTAGAAGATTGTTGTTACAAGCTCGTAAATTGATTTCAGCAGTATCTGTAAGATTATTGTTTGAACAAAACGACTCACAAGTAAGACAAGACTTCTTAAATGCTGTTAACCCAATCTTAGATGCGATCAGAAGAGATCGTGGTTTATATGACTTCCGAGTTACAGTTTCTTCAGATCCTGAGGATTTAGATAGAAACCAAATGACAGGTAAGATCTACATCAAACCAACAAGATCACTTGAATTTATCGACATCACATTCTACATTACTCCAACAGGAGCATCGTTTGAGAATATATAAGTTGGTTTATTATTCATACGAAGGGGGACGAAAGTTCCCCTTTTTTATTTAAGAGATATTTATTAATATGAATTACAAAAAAATTGTTAAAGAAATTTTATCTGAGATCATTCACGATCAGATGAAACCCACAATGAAGTATTATGCTTTTGACTGGGATGATAATCTTATGTATATGCCAACAAAAATTTATCTTGTAGATGATAAAGGAAAAACTGTTGGTATGTCTACGGAAGATTTTGCAGAGTATAGAACTGAGATTGGTAAAGAACCATTCGAATACGAGGGACATACTATTGTAAATTTTGACAAAGATGCCTTTAGAGACTTTAGAGTACCGGGAGATAAAGCTTTTATTAGTGATGCTATGAAAGCAGAAACAGGTCCAGCTTGGAGTGACTTTGTTGAGGCGGTTAATAATGGGTCTGTATTTTCGATCATCACAGCAAGAGGACACACCCCTTCGGTACTTAAAAATGCTGTTTACAACCTAATTAAGAAGAACAAACACGGATTAAGTGAAAAAGAACTTGTTAAAAATCTTAAAAAATATAGAGATTTAGCAGATGAAGAAGATTTGTCTGATGATGAATTGGTTAGAGCTTATTTAGATATGAATAAGTATCATCCTGTAAGTTTCGGTGAAGGTTCGGCCGCGAATCCTGAAGAACTTAAAGTGAAAGCAATGAGAGAGTTTATGTCATATGTTCAAGACTTATCAAGAAAATTACAAGAAAAAGCCTTTATGAAAAATAAAATAAGTAATTACTTTATACCTTATATTGGTTTTTCAGATGATGATTTAAGAAACGTTCAAGCAATGAAGAAACATTTTGATGATGAATCTGGATTAGATATTTATCATACAGGAGGAGGTAAAAAAACTAAATTTGAATAATAACTGGGACTAGTTAAGATATAATTTGAAAAATAATTGAAGTAAATAGAAAAAATTTTATTTCATAGTATTTATAATAAAAATAAAACAAAATTTAAACAATAAGATATGGCTGATTTATTAATGAAAATGCCGATCCCTTACGAACCGAAAAGGGAGAACCGATGGATCTTAAGATTTCCTTCATCACTTGGTATTAACGAGTGGTATGTGGAAAGTACATCAAGACCGAAACTTACTATTGGATCAAAAGAGATCGAATTTTTAAACACTTCAACGTTTGTTGCTGGTAGATTTAAATGGGATGCAATTTCAGTTAAATTCCGTGACCCTATCGGACCTTCAGCATCACAAGCAATTATGGAGTGGATTCGTTTATGTGCTGAGTCTGTAACAGGACGTATGGGTTACGCAGCAGGTTATAAAAAGAATGTAGACCTTGAAATGTTGGATCCAACAGGAGTAGTTGTTGAAAAATGGATATTAGAAGGAGCTTTTCTTTTAGGATATGATGGAGGTTCTTTAGCTTACAACTCTGACAACATTGCAGGTATTACTTGTTCAATGCAAATGGACAGATGTATCTTGGTATACTAACCTAAATAATAGTAAAACATATAACCGTAGACTTTACAGTTTACGGTTTTTTTTTATCATTTAAGTTGAAATTATATATAATATGGAACAAAATGAATATACAGTAGGTCACGGTAATTTGAATTTACCTCATGACGTTATAAGTCTACCAACACAGGGGATTTTTTACAAATCAAAAAAGAAAACAGTTAAAGTGGGTTATTTGACTGCGGTTGATGAAAATATCCTTTCAGATTACGATGGAACAAGAAATGTTACTGAGTCAATTATTCTACCATTGTTAAGAAACAAAGTATATGAAAGGGAAATTAGACCTGAAGAACTTTTAGATGGAGATGTTGAAGCAATCTTATTGTTCTTAAGAAACACAGCTTTTGGTCCTGAATACAAACTGACAGTCACAGATCCCGTAACTGACCAAAAATTTACCGCAACAATTCAGTTAGATGAACTTAATTTCAAAAAGACAGAAGTAGAACCTGATGAAAACGGACTTTTCAATGTAACATTACCTATGTCAAAAAACAAAGTAACTTTAAAATTATTATCAATATATGATACGTTAGAAATTAACACAATTTTAAAATCTTATCCTTCTGACAGAACGGCACCAACAATCACAACAAAATTAAACAAACACATTGTAAGTTTAAATGGGGATACAGACAGAATCAAAATTTCAACATTTGTTGAAAGTATGCCTATAGCCGATTCTAAATTCATTAGAAGATTCATCGTAGATAACGAACCAAGATTAGATTTAAGAAAAGAAGTAATAGCCCCGTCAGGAGAAAGAGTAATGGTCAACATTGCTTTTGGGGTGGAATTTTTTCGGCCTTTCTTCGCAGTATAAGATAACCATATTGGATGAGTTTTATTATTTCTCAAAAATTTTCAGAACACAGTATTCTGAGTTCATGTCTTTACCCACATATATAAGGAAATATTTAATCAACAAATATGTTGAGGAAATTGAAAATAAATAAAATGATATTTATGAGTAAATAGAACAGAAATAATGACTGAAGAAGAAAAAAAAGAAGTCCAAAAACAAATTCAAGAAGCTGTTGCTAACGAGAGAAAGAAAATTGCTCAAGGAGTTTCTGGTGAAGAAACAAAAGTTCCATTACTTGATTTTGAAGAAGATTATGTAAAAAGTTGGCAAATTGGTCTAAAGGATATTAAAGATATCACTCAAACAACAATGCAACAAGTTGCCGATTCTTTTGTCGATAAAAGTATGGGTGAGAACACTTTTATTAAGTTATTAGATGAACAAGCCACTGAACTTTCTGCACAATTTGGTGTTGGAAAAGGTAGAATGGAGGAATTCCGTCAGTCTATTGGAGATGTATCTCCTGCACTTATTAGAATGGGTATAGACCAAGAAACCGCAATCAAGAACATAGGTAAAATGGGTGAAGCATTGGGATCCGCGGCAAGTTTAGGAAGTGAGGCTATAATTGAACTATCTGCAGCTTCTAAAGCCACAGGACAAGATGTTGGTCTTTTAACTGAAAGATTTAGAGAAGTTGGTGTATCAGTTTATGATGTTGGTGATGCAATGTTGGAGGTTGCTAATTCGGCAAGGGCTGCTGGTGTTTCAGTTGGTGCAGTATCTTCTGCAGTTGCTCAAAACATAGGAAAATTAAACTTATATAATTTTGAAGGCGGTATTAACGGTCTAACAAAAATGTCTATACAGGCATCTAGACTTGGCGTTGATATGGGTAAAGTGTTTAGACTTGCCGATGATTTATTCTCACCTGAAAAAGCGATTGAGTTATCTGCATCATTACAAAGATTAGGTGTTACATCAAGTGGGTTGTTAGATCCATTAAGAGCGATGGACATGGCTCAAAACGATCCTGAAGCCCTACAAAAAGAAATAGTCAATATGTCAAAAGAATTTACCAAGTTCAATGAACAAACAGGTAAATTTGAAATTATGCCAGGGTCAAAACGAAGATTAAGAGAGGTTGCCGAAGCTATGGGTATGACTGCTGAAGAGTTAGCAGGTATGTCAATCAAAGCTTCTGAGTTTGACAAAAAAATGTCACAAATCAAATTACCTAGTTTTGCTGAGGGTAATGAAGAAACTAAAGAACTCATTGCTAGTATGGCACAGATGAAGGATGGTGTTGCTACGGTTAATGTAAAAGACGAAAAAACAGGTGAAGTATTATTAAAACAAGTTGATCAATTAACACCTGAGGATATAGAAAAATTAAAAGAGTCTCAAACAACTCAGGCACAAACCGTTGAAGAGTTGGCTTATGATCAATTAACAGAGTTACAACAAATTAATCAAAGCATATCGGGAACAAAGGCTGCGGTTGGGTTTGGAAAGGCTACTTCAGAACCAATCGAAAAACTCTTCACAACTATGATGAGTATTAATAAAGATGTTGCTGTAGGGATGAATAGGGGCGTAACAACAAAATCTGTTAGAGAACCATTAACACAACTAACCCAACCAATTGAAGATGCGATAACATCATTATTGAAAGAAGATAAAGAAGGTGCGAATCAAGCATTAACTAATTTTTTATCAAATGCCGCTAAAATAGAAGAAGAATCAAAAGTTAAAATACAAGCTTCATTTGATGCAACTTTAAAAAGTATTCAGGATACATTTAATAAAGCATATAACCCACAAAAACCTGCAGAAGGGCAAGTTATAACAGTTAATTGGAATATTTCAGGTGATCCTAATATTACTAAAAACGTTGATCAAGAAACCGTCAATAAAATGATGATCAAAGGATCAGACACTCCTGAGGTTAAAGTAAATCTAAATGGTAATTTAAA